GTGCCTTGCGCTTGGTGAGGTAGTCCTGCTGGAGTTGCAGCTTGCGCTCGTTCCACGCCTCGATACTCTCACCCTCCATCTGCTGCGCTTGGTTGAGCAGTGCCAAAGACTGCTCCATCTGCAGGCGTGTAACCTCCAGCTCGTTATCGCCCGCCTCCATGATACGCTTGGTAAAGTCGTTCTCAATAGCCTTTCGCTGCTCATCTTGTATCGTCTTTTCAAAGTCCGCCTCAATGGTCTTCCGTTTTTCGTTGTATGCCAGACGCAGTGCCAGCAACATGTCATTGCGCTGCTGCTCGTCTTGTACCTCCTTCTGTATGCGCTGCTCCTCGGCTTGCTGCTCCACGTCCAGTTGCGCCAACATCAGCTCACGTCTTTTCAGCGCATCATCCTTCGCTGCCTCCAACAGAAGGGCATATCGCTGCTGCTCGTTGCGTAGCTGCGTGGCGATCACCTCGGCATTGAGTTCTTCGAGGGCTCGTTTCACCAGTTCCTTCTCGGTGTTGATACGCTCAACTATTGCGCTGCGTGTCGCCTCCGTGATACCCTTCTCCGTCAGCTGCCTGCGCAGATCCTCCACCGTCCTGCGGTACTCCGTCAGTATCGTCTCACGCTGACGCACCACGTTACTGCTAATAAGTTTCAGTGCCGCATCCTCTGCCGCACGTATCGCCTGACGCTCTTTCTCTGCTGCCTGCTCCTGCGCCCGTGCTGCCTCGTCACCGCCCTTGCTTATTGACTCGGTGCGTTTCTTGCTCGCCTCGTTACGTGCCCGTATCTCTGCGATGGTGTTGTCGTTGAGTACCTTCATCACGTCATCCCATGCGTCCTGCGATGCCTTGCGTGCCTCCTCGATCTGCTCCTTTGAGCCACCGCCCGCTATCCCCCTGTCGAGTTGCAGGTCTGCCAGTGCCAGTGCCGCACGGGCTGCCTCCAGACGCATCCTGCGGATAGCACGCTCGCTCGCCCCTGCCGCCTCGGCAATGGCGATACCGAAGTCACTCTCCTTCTTGATTCTCGTCAGCTGCTCTGCCGTGCGTGACATCTCACGCTGCAGGTTCTCCTGCGCCCGTTTCGCATCGTTTGAGCCTTTGGCAAACAGTGCCAGTGCACCCACGACCGTCACCAGTGCCGTAGCCAGCAACACATACGGGTTAGCCTTCGCCACGGCATTGAACGCCCGTTGTGCCACCGTTGCCGCCACCGTTGCCACCGTGCCACCGTTCTTCGCTGCCGCCTCTGCGATCTCGGCTTTCTGCAGTGCCCATGTCTGTAAGGCAGACACACCGAGCATAAGGGCTGATTCCTTCTGCAGGTTGTTCTGTATGGCGGTCAGTCCCTGCACGACTGCCATCGTTGCCTGCAACTTACGTTGTGCCTCCTCGACATCCTCCGTGCCAACGCCCATCAGCTCCAGCGAGCCGATGACGCTCTCGAAGGCACCGCCTGCCGTTGTCATGGCGGACAAGACGGTATCGAGGTCGCTGGTGTCACTCGCCAGCCGTTGCACCTCTGCCGTAGCGTCACCCATAGCGTCCTTCAATTCTCCCGCCCGTCTGGCTAACCGCTGGTACTCTTCGCCAGTATCCTCGCCACGCACCTTCAGCTCCGCCATCTGCTGTATGATCTCCTTGAGTTCCTGACGCACGGGCTTCATGGCGTTCTCGTAGTTACCCACGTTACGGTAGTACCGCTCCGTGCCTGCCTCCGCCTCCTTAAGGCTCTGCGTGACCTGCAAGATACGCTCCTGCAAGTCCTTGCCGAACTGCCCCTCACGGTCGGTCTTTGACAAGTGGTCGTAGGCTTTCGTCAGGTTGCTCAGCTGCGCACGTAACTGCACAAGGCTGCCCTCGTTCTCTCGGCTCTCCTTGATATTGTTCTGTATCTCCTTGTTGAGTACACGGATATTATCCTTGTACTCCTTGACGACCTGCTCCGTGGCGGTCATCCGTAACTTGTACTCGTTGCCTGTTATCACGCCATGCTCCAGGTCTTTGTCGAGCTGCTTTTCCGCTGCCTGCAACTCCTCGATCTTCTCCTTGTAGCGGACGATACCATAGATAGCGTCCTCGTACTTGACCTTTATATCCAGTATTTTCTGCTGCTCCGTTGTCGGCATATCCTATCCTCCTTTATTGAATTATCCGTAACATTGTCACATCTGCTGCCAGCTCGTTCGACTGCTTTATCTCCAGTACGGCAAAAAATGCCCCGTACTGCGCAAGATAGACGGGTCTGCGCTCGTCAAACCGCATCACGTCAATATCGCTCAGTGCTATGCGCTCGGTGATGATCTTCGCATGCTGCAATGACCTGCGGAACGGCTCCAGTGCCGTCATCAGCCGCTCACCCCATGCGCTCTCAAAGCGTGCCGCCACGTTACCACCGTTTTCGTACATCTGCATGATACGGGGCTTGCACGGGCTGCCCTCTGTCGTGCCGTTGCTGTCCGTGGTATAGACGGGCACATGACTGCCGTCACTCGCTGCGAAGGGGAACGTCATCACGGTACGCTCACGCTCCAGCGTGTCATCATCGAGCAGCAAGGACAGCGAGTAATATCCCGCCTCATGGTCGTTGCGCTCATCCTCCTGCCACTCGTAGCGGTTTACCTGCGCCCACTCGTTGGGATGGAACTGCACATCCTTCGGGGTGTTCTCCGCACTGCGGGCGATCAATTTGCCTGACCAGTCAACGGCATTAGCCACGTTGCCGAACACCTCGGAGAGCGATGCAAACGTTATCACGCTGTCACTCGCTATCTGCAAAGGGAAAGAGCCGGTATATGCTGCGAGGAACTTCACGAAGTCCACCGCCTTGATGTCGGGCAGGTTGCTCTCTATCGGGTAGTATCCGTTGGCGGGCACCTGCCCCTCGATATTCGCAGGGCGCATATTGACCGCCACACCGCTGAGGAACGTTGTCGGTGGGTTGTCGTTGGCGGGCGTTGTCACTGGGTCGGTGTTGCTGCCCCCGAAAATGTTAGACTGCCAGTAACGTGCGAAATAAACCTTATCATCGGTCTTTACGGGGAACACTCCTTCACCCGTCAGCGTCGCCGATACGATGCCTGACGGATAGTCCGATGCCTTGATACTCGTCTGGATTTGGGTATACCGCAGCCCGCAATAATAATAGTCCCTATCGTTCTCGCCATGCTCCACGATGATGGCGCAGTAAACGCCACGCATCTTCCAGTTGCCTGCGCTGTCAGTAGTAAACCCGCTCATGTCGTACTGCACATCCACGCTCATCGTTGCATGGATATCCGCATCGCTCGTCACCTCCAACGGTGCGTTGTCCCCGCTGCCCTGACGGAATATCGCACTGTCTATGCTCACGTAACTGGCAGCGAACAGCCCCAATGTGCGCTCCGTCTTCGCCTTCTGCGGGAATGAAACCACGGTAGTTGAGCGGTAGGTGTCTGCGTTCGCCTTGTTATCCACCAACGGGATGACGAGCGTGTCGATGACCGCCTGCGCTGCCTGCGACCAGTTGACCGTGACACCGCAATACGTCTGTATCAGTTGCAGCACGTAGGACACCTTCACGCTCGGATGCAGACGGGTGCCCCTGCGTCTTCCACGGAAACGCTCATCGGGTATGTGGTGAGGTAATGTGTCGCTGTTCGTCCACGGGTAGTCCTGAGCCGTGGTGTACCACATATCTAGGGCAGCGAAGAAATAGTCTGCCGCTTGCGCTGCCGTATAGGTGTCGGGCGTGTTGTTGCCCGTCCAAAGAACGGTGTTCACCTCCTCCGTCAGTGCGTTCAGCGACACGTCAGCCTTCAGGAGCCGTGCCACAGCGTCATACAACCCCCATACTATCGTGCAGCCTATGGTGTCGCCAACGCTAACGACAGTCAGCCGTCCGCTCTCAATGAGCGTGACACCGTTCCTGCGGTACTGCGCACTATGTACCCGCCACGCCATATCCTCACCCTCACGCTGCGTGATGACCTGCGCAAGACCGATGATACGCTTGTTATTCTGCGTCATCGGCAGACTGATGGTCAGCGTGACGCTCGACTGTATCTTCGTGATGTCGGACAGCAGGTTAGTCTTTACGTCTAACCATACGTTGCTGTTGTCGTCCATATCGGCAAGTATGCCGTCAATGTATAACTCTTGTGTCATAGGTGCTGCGTAGGTGTTTCGGGTAGTTCTATGTTACAGATAAAGTCCGAGAGTTCTGCGTTCATGTCCCGTGTGGTCGTTCCTGCCTGCACGTTGACGGACACCCACTGCGCCACACCGTTGCTCATGCCGGTATATAGGTCAACGAGCGGGCTGCTGATGATGTCGAGCAAGTACTGCCATGTCTCACGGTCAACGAGCGGCACACAGACGGGGATGACCTCCTGACGGTTATGCGACTGGTAGCGCACCGCACCGCCCTGATAGCCGTAACTCTGATCGTAGGCGATGATATTGTTACGCCAATACTCTCCGTCCACGGCACTCTGGTACTTGCCCGCACCCTCCTTGAAGAGCCAGTAGCACCACATGCCCTGACGGTTGAGCCATCGGAGGTAATAGCCCTCGTTAGCCTCACGGTCAACCTTGATCGTGGCGATAGCCTGATTGTTCGTTCCTGCCGACAGATGGAACGTGAAGTCAAAGGTCGTGTCGAAAGTGACGTTACGCACCGTTCCGTTATTGTCCCGCACGACCACCTCAGTCTCTCCTGCTGCGATGTTGGGCACCACGTTCCACACGCCCTCACCGCTTATGCTGCGTGAATTATTGCCGAACTTGATACTCGTTGCGCCCGTGGCATAGACACCGAGCGTGAAGGGGTAGTTGGCGAAGTATGTCAGGTGACGGTAGCCGTTGAACACCTCCTGCGCACCGATCTTCAGCGCACCCCACACGTAAAAGACCGTTATCGGGGAGAACGTCACCTCCGTACCGCCTACCGTGGTTGCCGTGACGTTGATGTATATAGGCTGCCCCGTTGGTATCTTCTGCACCGTGCCGTAGGTCAGGCTGCCGAAGTCCTTCTCCGAGAACAGTGCCTGTATATACGCACGTATGTCGGCATAGGCACTGCCGTTGAAGCCGTAGTACGTCATCGTCAGCGTGTCCGTGCCGTTAGACACCGTGATATCCATCTTCTGCGTGTTATCAGCCACCAACAAGCAAGGGTTGAAGGCGAAGCCCACAGCGTCAGGGTATTTCAGCGTCACACCGCTTGTCGTTATTTGTCGCATAAATGTTACTCTCCTATCGTTACGTTGTTTAACTTAATCATCTCATCGGCATAGGCAGAGATAAGCCCCGTCACCTTGCTCTCTATGCGCTCCACGGTGTCGGGTATCTCGTTGCTGTATATCGTGTCACGACCGCCCCT